CCTTACTACCAAAGGTAAAAAAATCAAATCAGCCATGGAGAAAACCTATGGCAAGAAAAAAGGCGAAGAAGTCTTCTACGCATCCGAGCGATCCGGAAAGGTCAAGGGTGTCGCCAAGAAAGCTACGGGAGGCGGCGTGGCAAAAAAGACAGCGTCGAAGCCGTCGAAAGCAAGTAATACGGGAACGACGGCACGAAAGGCGCAGGAACCGACAGGATATGCAAAAGGCGGTGAGACAAAATCTCGTGTTAACGAAGCCGGTAACTACACAAAACCCACAATGCGTAAAAATCTTTTTAACAAGATTAAAGCAGGTAGCAAAGGTGGTAAGCCGGGACAGTGGTCGGCACGTAAGGCACAGATGCTTGCTCAAGAGTATAAGAAGAAGGGTGGCGGCTACAAAAGCTAGACACGGCTAGATCATCTCTACAATGGTAAGTAGGCTCAAACAACCTACAGGGAGATGACCATGCAAAAGTTGGTTCTCGATGCACTTAATTTTCGCTACAACAAGCAGAAAAAAGAAGCGGAGACTGTAATCAATTGGTACGCCAGCAACTGGGATGAAGAGTCTTTGGACATCATCGACGAAGCCCTAGATAACTGGATAGCCGCAGACGACAAGGTCGTTGCCCTGTATGAGATTGCCGGAGATGTCGACGGCCTAACCAAATTTATCCTTGGAGAAACAAATGGCGCTAACAAAGAGCCAACGTTCCCTGAAATCATGGACGAAGCAGAAATGGCGAACCAAGTCCGGTAAGCCATCCACGCAAGGTCCCAAGGCAACCGGAGAGAGGTATCTGCCCGAAAAGGCAATCAAGTCTCTCTCTTCGAAAGAGTACGCCGCCACAACCAAGAAGAAACGTGAGGCAACCAAGGCAGGTAAACAAGTTAGCAAACAACCTAAAAAGATTGCCAAGAAAACCAAGCCGTACCGTAAGACAGGATAACCACCATGGCTTATGACTATCTGGGTCTTACCAATGATGTCTGTGCAAGACTCAACGAAACCCAACTAACATCTTCAAACTTTGCATCTGCTGTAGGCTTCTACAGTCAGATAAAAGAGGCTGTCAACTCTTCAATTCGATACATAAACCAGTCACACGACAATTGGCCTTTCAATCACAACACACAAGAAAAGACACTCGTGGCCGGTACGACACGGTACGCCTTTGAATTGGACACTCGCCGTGTGGACTTTGACACCTTTAGAATAAAGAGAGATGTGTCCTTGGATGTGGGTAGCGGATATCGACTCGATCCAATTACCTACGACGAATACATCGACAGGTATATAGATCAAGAGTACGAGACGGATACGTCTAAGGGCGGAGTGCCTGAATACGTATTTCGAACACAGGACGAAAAGTTTGGTGTGGTTCCATTTCCTGATCAAGCGTACACCATCGAATACGAATACTTTTCATTTCAAGATGACTTGGTATCTGCGACAGACACCACAAACATACCCGAACGTTACCGCCATGTCATAATCGACGGTGCTATGTACTACGCATACATGTTTCGCGACAACGTAGAGCAGGCAGGCTTTTCCCTACGGAAGTTTGATCAGGGGGTTGTTAACATGAGGAAGCAACTCGTAAACGAGAATCTGTACGTTCGAGCGGTGTAACCTATGGATAGGTGGGAAACATTTCCGATCGAATTTGGAGGAGGTCTCATAACCAACCTGAGTCCACTTCAACACGGTGCTAAGATGCCCGGGTCGGCCCGAAACCTCATAAACTTCGAGCCTTCTATTGAGGGTGGTTATCGTCGGATTGAAGGGTTCTCTAAGTTCGACTCTAATCAACTATCCGGATCAGGCAACGTCAGGGGCGTTGTAAACTACAATAACAAAGTATACGCTTCCCGAGGTTCTCACCTCTACGAATCATCCGGATCTGGTTGGACACAGATAACAGACAACGCTTCGTTTTCAAGCACAGGTATATCTCTCGGAGGTACGGGTAAGGTACGATTTGCCCTATTTAACTTTGATGGAACAGAGAAACTCATCGTTGTGGATGGAACGAGTAAGCCCTTTTTATTCGACGGTTCTACGTTTTCCCAGATAACCAGTGCCACATCAGATGTGCAAGGTTCAGATATCGTAGTTGAGTTTGCCAATCACATCTTTTTTGCCAATGGCACGTCCCTCATATTTTCCGCACCCTTCGATGAAACGGATTACACTGCGGCTAGTGGTGCGGGTGTCATCAGCTATAATCACGAAATTACAGCCCTGTCCGTGTTTCGTAACCAACTGGTCGTGTTTACGACGGATAGCATACACACCATCTCAGGCAACAGTCTAGCTGACTTTGTAAATCAAAGTGTCACAGATGATCTGGGGTGTATCGCAAAAGATACGGCTCGAGAGATCGGTGGTGACATTGCATTTTTGGCTGTCGATGGTATTCGATTACTGAGTGCTACAGAGCGAAACAATGACTTTGGTTTGGCAGTCATATCTAAAACTATCCAAACTGAAACGAACATACTCGTAGACAACTCCACTTCATTCTGCTCTCTGACCGTGCGAGAAAAATCTCAGTATCGCATATTCGGATTCAACGGAGGTTTTACCAAGGCGGCATCTCGGGGTATTTTGTTCACCCAGTTTTCTGCACAGGGTGGTGCGAGTATCGGATGGGCAGAGACTCGAGGTATCAAGGCATTCGTTGCTAGTAGTGCATATGTAGATGACGAAGAGATATGTTTGTTTGCCAACGACGATGGATTTGTCTATCGCATGGAAGATAGCAACAGTTTCGATGGTGAAAATATTCAGGCAAACTTTTCCACACCATTCATACCCATCAAAGATCCACAGGTTCGCAAAACATTTTACAAAGCTACTGTGTACATCGATCCTGACGCCTCTTACGATTTTGACTTCAACCTAAAGTTTGACTTCAACAAGGCCGGTGTCGTTCAACCTGCAACAATATCCGTGTCGAACAATGCTAACTTGGCAGGCTTTTTTGGTACGGCAGTTTACGGCACGGCGGTCTACGCCGCAGATTTGCGACCGGTTGCGGAAGAACAGGTTGTGGGGTCCGGATTTGCCGTGAGTACAACCTTCGAATCCAATTCCTCTGATCCACCTTTTTCACTCGACTCCGTGGTTCTACAATACGCCACATATGGAAGGAGATAAGATATGGGTACAGGTTACGTTCGTAACGATACCTCTAACAATATTGCAGATGGTAACATCATCAACGCCGCCGATTTGGACGGTGAATTTGATGCCATTGTAGCGGCGTTTACTACGAGTGGTCACACTCACGATGGCACTGTCGCAGAAGGTGGTCCAATTACTGTTGTCGGACCGGTACAAGACCTAATTGTTTCTGCTACGGAAGTAAAGCCCAAGACCACAAATGTGTTGGATTTGGGTACGTCGCTCCTACAGTTCAAAGATGCGTTTTTTGATGGGACCGTAACCACGGATGACCTCACGGTGGATAGCAGTGCGAGCGTGTCGTCGAACCTCACCGTCGGCGGCACTCTCGGTGTAACTGGTGCCACTACATTATCAAGTACTCTCGATGTAACAGGTAACGGCACTGTCGGTGGCACCTTTGACGCTACAGGAAATAGTACTATTGGTGGTACGCTTGGTGTGACTGGTGCTACCACCTTGTCAAGCACTCTTGATGTAACAGGTGCAACCACACTATCGAGCACTGCAGACATTACAGGTAACACCACTGTTGGTGGCACACTGGGCGTTACGGGTAACACAACGCTCACTGCTGATCTGACAGTCAACGGCAATACAACACTTGGTAATGCCGCAACGGATACCGTCACGGTCAATGCTGATGTAGCATCGGATCTCATTCCATCTGCCGACAATACCCACGATCTTGGTGCGGTAGGCTCGGAATGGAAAGATTTGTACATTGATGGCACAGCCAATGTAGACACACTTGTCATCGGTTCATCGACGGGTGTTACATCTGTGGACACAGACTTGTCATCAGTTAGTGCATCGGACTTTCAAGGTGACACTGGCGGTGCATTGAGCATCGACCTTGACAGTGAAGTTCTTGACATTGCAGGTGGCACAGGCATCGACACATCTGGGGCTGGTAACACCTTGACTGTAGCAATTGACAGTACAGTTGCTACACTGTCTGGCACTCAGACTCTGACCAACAAAACAATTGATAGCGCAAGCAATACACTCACGGTTGATCTATCCGAAGCAACAGTGACAGGCACAACTGCAGAGTTCAACACGGCATTGTCCGATGACTCATTTGCTACACTGACCAACGCAGTAACACTTACTAATAAGACAGTCAATCTTTCAAGCAATACACTGACAGGTACTACTGCACAGTTTAATACTGCTCTGTCTGATGACAGTTTTGCTACACTTACAAATACAGTAACACTTACCAATAAAACTATTGACAGTGCAAATAATACTTTGACAGTAGATTTGTCTGAAGCAACAGTAACTGGTACAACCGCAGAATTTAACACTGCATTGTCAGACGGTAGCTTTGCTACGTTAGCAGGCACAGAAACACTTACAAACAAAACACTTACCTCGCCAACAATTGATCTCTCAACTGTAACTTCCACAGGTGACTTGGCAGT